GAGGATGCTATAAAAGAATATAGTCCACAGAAACTAAAAAGAGCTTTTACCTACAAAGCTTTGAACAAACTTATTCAAGGTAGTGCAGCTGATCAAACAAAAAAAGCCATGCTTGATTGTTATGAAAAAGGTCACTTACCTTTGCTTACTGTGCATGATGAATTATGTTTTAGTATTCATTCACAAGAGCAAGCAAAAGAAATAACCGAGATCATGGAAACTGGCTTGGAATTAAAAGTTCCTAGTAAAGTTGACCAGGAGTTAGGTGATAATTGGGGAGAGGTTGGTTAAACTTTTATCGCTATGTAAATGCAAAGTGCAATGATAATAAGTTTACCATAATCTAAATCCCACTTTGTTCCTTCACCTTTGTCTTTAAAAAAAGTCATTATTCTAGTTATCCGTAATTACCATACATGATTGTGCATATACACTTCCACAAAGTATCATGATGGACATCCACATTAATATTTTCCCATGTCAAAAACAGATCCTAGACCTGCTTTTATACCTGTTTGAAGATCTTGTTTTTGATCCATAAATTCATTCATTGATTTAATTGAATTACCGAAGGCACTTTCTCCTACATTACCAGATGTTGTAAGCACTCCCCCAGGATAATGAGAAAAACCCACATCTGGTTTACCAAAGGAATCTGCTATCATATTAAATTGATCCATAGATAGACCTCCATATGGTTGAATAGCTCCCATAATCCCACCTTCCACAAAGTCTGGGAATGTTTCTTTTATCAATCCCATGAGTTCTTGTCTAAATGGTCCCATTTTCTCTTGACCATAAAAACGAACAATCGGTTCGGTAATACTATCTAACATTCTAGGATCAAAACCTATTTGTGGTCTTGCTCCAAAAAGTCCACCTAATCCTCCATAAGATAATGGTCCCATGATTTACTCCGACAGTTGGAAATGAGGTCCATCAATAAAAGGCCGTCTACCTTGACTACGTCTTAAATCAATATACTCGTTCATAGCGTCTTCCATTGTTCCCTCAAAGTTTCTTAAATCTTTTATGTGCCACGCTGCACCCCATACAATGCCAACATCAAGTTCATCTGCAGCTTCTTTCATGGCATCTGCTATATCATCATAAAGATTCAACTCCCATGACACACGGCCATCAATATAACAAATTAAATCGACGGCGTGACTATATCCATCATCTTGAATCAAATGTTTACTCGCCATTGTCTGGCTCGCGCCTTTTGCTAAAAGGGCTTTTTGTTCCTCGATCGAACGGACTCCGCAGCTCACTCCGAAATCACACCTTGAAAGTTGTATGGCTTTTAAGACAGTAGAATGTAGATCTTCTCTTACACCTTCTAATCGACTCATACTTCTCTTTGATAATTTAAAACTCATGGCTGCCCCTTCCTATTCTGTAGCTGTTGAGCCAAAGCCAACGTTGCTGGGTCTGGTATTGTTATTGGATTAATCATACTAGCACTCGTTCCTGGTGCTGGTGGCATTACGTTTGGTAACTGAGAGGTTATCTCAGAAGTCATTTCTTGCACTTTTGGTGTAGCTTGTCTAATGGTTTCTTCAACATAAGGTTTTGCTTCCTCTGTTGTTTGTTCAACTAGTCCTCTTGTACCTTGCACTTGAGCGTCTGCCAGTAGTGTTTGAAAGATTTGAAAACCTTGTGCAATGGGATCATCTGCTTTTAGTTTACCCGCTAAAAACTGACGCAATGAGTTTGGTTGAGTTGGAGCCATCATCATTTGTAAAACTTTTTTGCTTCTTAAAGCTTTCGACATAAATTTAAAACCAACTCCTGTTCCAAGTATGGCTAAAAAATTACCGCTAAAAAGTAAATTACCAAGTGTAAAACCTAATGCAATCTGTGGTGCAGCCAAGCCACCCTTACCCGCAATAGCTGCGTTTGAAACTTTTACCATGTTTTCTGCTAAACCTGTTAATCCCTCTGCAGCACCTTTGCCAAACATAGAATCAATGGTTTCATCTCCATAGGTCCTTAGAACACCTTGAAGTTTGTTTCCTAATCTACCAGAGTTAAAAGCATCTACAAAATCATCTGTTAAACGAACAGTTCCTGCTTCATCTACAGTAGCACCAATTTGTTTTAATATTTTACCCATGGCAGCATCTCTCGCAAGATCCATGGTCTCTGGTGCAAGGATAGAGTTTGCTTGTTGAATTGTACCAGGTGTTTTAAAAACAGCGTTTGCAATGACCTCTGGATCATCTGTTGCTCGAAGAGTGTTAACTAAAACATTAGATTCTTCTTGAGCCGCTACTTTTAAAGCTTCTTTGTAATTATTTAAAGCTTTACCTAATTCTGATGCGTCTTTACCAGTTAAAAGATCTTCTGTAAGTTTAGGGTTAACATTTGCTTTTGTTAACGATAAAACATTAACTAAATCATCAAGATCTTTCTTTTCAGCAGCAAATAATTTATCAATAGCCTCCCCTCTGTTTCTAATTAAAGAAGCCATTTTAACACCATCAACAACTTGATTACCCGTTAGTTTGTCTATTATTAAAGATTGATCACGCATTTGTTCTAAATACTCTTTACCTATAGCCATTCTAACTTGTTCAGCCACCTCTCGACCTTTGTCTCCTATAATGCTTGCTCTTCTTTCTGCTACTTGCTCCACTTGATCAATAGCTGCTTTTAGGTCTTTAGCTACTGGTAAATCTTTATTAATCATTCTTGCATAATCTTCTTTTGCTTCATTAATATTTTTATAACCAAAAGCGTTTGCAGTAAAAATTCTTCTAGCTTCTTGTTCATCTACCATTTTAATCATGTTATCTGGTAAATCTTCTTTTGATATACCTCTAATAGATTTTAAAAGTTGATCAATTAATTCTGGTTTATTCTTATCAATTAATTCGTTGACAATGTATTGTTTGTTAAAAAACCCTTTTTGTGCAGCTTTGATAATTCCTTGAGTAGCTACATTATCAAAAGTTTTCATCCCTTTTGCATAAAGATCATTTGTTTTTCTATAAACAGAAAGAGCTTCTGACGCATTAATAGCTTCTTGAGTTCTTTCTGCTGCAATTTTTGGTTTCTCAGCATTCTTTGCTAATCTATAGGCTGCGTCATCAAAAGAATCATTAATTGCTCCTTTTAACGCTTGTAAAGCTCCCATATCTATATTACCTAATAATTCTGGATTTCTAGTAGCTTCATTAATTTGTTTTCTTAATATTTGAGCTTGTTTAAAAGAGATTAAACCATCTCCAGAAGCAGCGGAATTAATCGACCTTACTAATCTATTATCAGATATGTCAGCAATACTTCTTTCTTGAATATCTCTTAATTTTGATGCAATGCCTCGTACATTAATAATTCTTGGTGTTACTTTCACACCATCTACGCTAGTTGTAGAGAGGATATTATCTATTCTGCTATAAAGATTATCCATAAGTTCACTAAAATTAGCTCTTTGATCATTTATTCTTTGATTTAAATTTAAAATGTCAGCATCTTTTGTTTTTAAATTTTTAAATATTGCTTTCATTTCTTGATTAATATTCGTGTTTATTTCTTTAGTTGCTTCAGATAACTTTAAAGAATTTTTTTTGTAATATTCATCTAAATCTTTAGAAACTACGCTCTTAAATCCTTGTAAATCTTTTGGATCGGCTAATCTTAAATCTTTTAAGTCTTTTAGAATTAAACGTAAATTTTGTTCGGCAGCTGCTTTGTTTGGAAACACTCCTTCGTAAACAGCCTGTAATCTATTTAAGATAGGTCTAAAAGATTCATTAGTAGCTCCTGCTATCGTAGGTCTAAAACCTTTGTTAATAAGTTCTCTAGCATTTGCTCTTAATTCATCTGCTTCTTTACCTCCAGGTCCCTTGAGTAATTTTCCAAACAACCCAGAAATAGCTCTTCCAAATCCTTCGCCACCTGCTGCAAACAAACCTTCAAAAGTAGCATCTCTAAGTATTTCACCAGAGTTTTGTCTTTGTAAACCTTCGTTTGTTTCTATGGCTTCATCAATTAATTTACCACCAAAACCAGATAAAGCTACTGCAGGAATAGCAGCAAGCCAACCAAGTCCAGATGTTAAAATACCAGTTCCTATAGCGGCAGCAATAGGTATACCAGAAGAACCAACAAAATCTTTTACGTCACTAAAAGATAAACCTTCTTCATCTATGGCTAAGTCTGGACCTTCTCCCATGCCAAGAGTCTTTCTTCCTTTTTGAGTGAGAAGCAATCGTCCAAGGGCATCGGACCTAAATCCATCCTTTCCTACAACACTTTCTAAATAATTTTCTTTTTCTTCTTTGGTGTCCATTCTACCAAATTGAAAACGGGAAAAACCACCAACACTATCTACACCAGTTGAATAGTCTACACCTGGTTCTTTGTATGTTCTAATAAACTCATCTTCCGACAACTGTTCTCCAGTTACAGGATCAAGACCCATGGCTCTACGTTTACGTGCATATTCTCTTATTTCTTCTCTGGAGGCAGTAGCAAGATCAATACTTTTAGGTTTTTGTTGAAAAAACTGTGCATCCAAAGCGTCTAACTCTTGTTGAGTTGGAGTTTCTCCATCTATTTCTACTTTAATAACACCCTCTGGTGTTTCTACTTGGATAACACCCATTATTTTAACTTTCTATAAATTCCATCTTTCATCCCCCAAGTGGTTGATGGAACTACTTTCTCTCCTTGTATACGAGAAATAATTTCTTGAGGAACACCTAAATCAACTGGTTCTCCAGAAGCAGTAGTTCTACCAACAACACCCTCTAGTGAAGTATTTAAAATACTTACTGCGGTTTTTTCTTTTTGTTGTAAAGTGGTTAAAATATTTTGAAGTTTATCATTTAAAATATCTGGATCAGTTGTTATGTAAGTGTTATACAACCCAACAATTTCATCAGCTAATTGTCTGTCTATATTAGATACATTTTTAGATCCCTCTCCTAATAAATCTTTTAGTAATAAATTAGAAACTCTTCTCATTCCAGAATTATATTTTGCTACATTCTCATATTTATCTGGATCTAATTCTATACTAGCTGCAACTGCAACTTTATTTACTAAATCCATAAAAGCTGGTTGAATACCTGTTATGTTTCCTTCAGCATTTCTTATGGCATTACCTTCAACAATTTCTTTTAATGTATTTGCACTTGTAAAATCAACAACTGCTTGATTAACTTTTTCTTGAAGAATAACAGCCTTATCTACATCTAAAATTTTATCTTTTTTACGTTTTTCTATTATCTTATCTATAGCTATTTTTGTATCTATAGCTGCTTTAGCTAATTCTGTTGTTGTTACATTGCTAGGCAATCCATTTTTGTTAATGTAACCTGTTGTTAAAGATACTAAACCATCTTTTTCTATTTTTTGACCTGTTTCTGGATGAACCATGTCTTTACTAGCAACAAAGTAATTTAGTTTTCTATCCTCTCTTGCAATCAACCTATTTTCAGATCTTTCTTTACTAATTTCACCAAGACCATATTGCAAAGCAGCTAGTTTAATTTGTCTGTTAAAGGCTTGCTTTTCCTTATCATCTTTAAGAAACATATCTGCACCCATAGATAAAGCATTAGCTATGTTCGTAAGTGCATTAGGACTTTGACCTGTAGCCATGGCAAAACCGATTTTAGCAATTGCCATACCTTTGTTCATTCCTTCGTACTCTGGTGCTTGACTTGTGAATTCTTCCATAAGAGATTTTATATCTGTGCCAGTAGTTTGTTGAACAACTTGATTTACAGTGCCAAAGTTTTGTTTCTGATTAGGATCAGCTATGTCTCCCATAGCATCAAATGTTTCTGTATCTTTTTCATCTATTTCACTAGGTTTAGGCTGTTCTAAACTAGGTTGTTTTGTTCCTTTGGGAAAAGCACCAGGAGGCATATCTACTCTAGGATCTATACCACCCATTTCGTTAGTGATTTGTCTTCTATTTAAAACTTCTTCTAAGGAAGTTGGATCTGTAAATCCTTTTACATCTTTAGTTTGTCCAGCAAGTCTTGCTCTAAGATCATCTTGTTGTTCTTTAGCTTCAATAGCATCTCTCTCTGCTTTAACCCTTTCTAACCTTGTACCTAAATCTGTCGTTGGTGGCACTGGGCCTTTCATTCTTTCTGTAGCTTCTTCTCCCTCTCGTATCCTCTTCTCTTTTAAGGCTTGTTCTGTTTCTCCAATACGTATGGCATCAATCATTTTTTGTATTTCTTCTGGATCTGACATTGGTTCAGAACCTTGCAACAACGAAGACTCTAAATCTCTAAAACCCTCTGGATCTTTAACTCTGGTTATTTGACCAGACGTAAATTCTGGTGTGCGTCCGACATCATCAGCAATCGTGCCTATATCAACTCCTGTAGGATAGGCAGTTGTAGGATCATCGATATCTTTTTTAGCTGAAACACTTGGTCCAAAAAAATAATTAGATAAATCTGATGTCATATCCTTAATAGTTGTTATAGGTGTTTTAAGTAATCCTGCGATACCTTCTGCAAGTCCTGCTGCATCTTCTCTAAGAGGAGTGCTTTTATCCATTGCTCCTATTCTTTCTGCAACACCTCTATCATATGCAAACTTTGGATCTATATCTCTTCTATTTATTGTCGTTGTGCGAACAGATGGTGCTGAATCCACAGATTGATAACCAACAAGAGAACCATTTCTAAAAACAGCGTATCCTCTTTCACCTAGTTTTTCTGAAACAACTGTCGTTCCTCTTTGTGCAGAGGTTCTAGCTGCTATTTCATCTGGATCTAATGGTACTTCTTTTTTACCAGATAAAGACGCTCCTATTTTATCCATAAAACTACCAGGTCTTACAGTAAGTTCTGGTAATTGAATGCTTTTTACCGCATCTAACAGTTGAACAATCGATCCTACTGATCCCGGTAACTGAACATTCCCACCATTATCAAACCTTTGAACCTCGTTCATTAGTTCTGGTGAAGATGCCATGATCCCCGCAATTTCATTTAAGTTATCTCTTGCTGGTCTTTTTTTAAATAATTTTCTGTTAGATACTATCATGAACTAAATAACCCACCATTAAAGTAACCAGATTGTTGAAGTCCACCCAGACCCAAACCTATACCTGCTATTTGTGACATAGGACTTGGTGGAGGCTGATACGTTGTTCCATAAGTCGTAGAGGTTGAAGGAACACCAGATAACATATCGGCATAAAAACCTAGTTGTCTGTATGGCTCCATCTGTCTGTTCATTAGATTTGTTCTGTACGCATCAAGACCCGCTTGATTGTATTGTCTTTCTAGACCACCATATCCTGCTAACATTCCTAAATCACCCATCATAGCTCTTTGTTGAGCTTCACCCAATGCTGATTGTGCTAATCCAGATTTAGTCATGCCCCCTGCCAAAGAACCAATACCTTGACCCAAAGCACCATATAATCTACCCGCACCTTGTAATCTTCTTTGTTGAGCTTCAAAGGCACTTTGTGCTTGTTTCTGTGCTTGTTGAAAACCAGTAGATCTAAGTTTAGCAGCTAAATTTGCCGCTCTGTCAGAATAATCACGAGCTAATTCTCTATCCGCAACAGCAGCCCTGCTACCACCAAATGCACCTGCACCTACTGCACCCGCATCAAGTTTTTGTTGTTGAATATCTTGTTGCCTAGCTAAATCTTTTTCTGTTTGTTTAATGACATCTTCTGTATAAGGATCCATAAATCCTTTATAGGAAGTCGGATCGTACATCTTCATAGAAGCACCAATGGTTGGAATACCTAACGCACTATAATCAAGAGCTTTGTTATAGGCATCGATACCCGTACCTATAGTATCTGATCCTGCCTGCATCATAGGAAGATAAGAACCCACTCCCGCATAAGCTTTCTTTATGGCAGCCTTCTCGCCTTCCGATAAGTCAGCTAATTCAATGTCAGCAGGAACAAAATTCTTTTTTGAATCTAAGAAAAGTGCTTCTGCTTCGGCTAGTATATCTTTTTTAGCTTTTTCCTCATAACCGGGAAGCTTCTTCATTTGTATTTGTGTATATGTTGACATTAGGCCATCCTTGAAAATTGATTTTGTAAAGCATACATCCTAGCAGCACCTTTGGCTCGATCACCACCGCCTAGTCCTTCGACAGCATCTGTCCTCATGACAAACTCACCATCGGATAATTTAGCTTCTTGAACTTTCCTACCATTTTGATAAATCCCCGCATCAATACTGTCAGAGGTCTTGGTCCCAGGACCTTGGATAAATCCTCCTTCTCTGGCACGTACAGGAATAGGACGATCATATCTACCAGTAAACGGGTCTAGCATACCTTGAAAAACTCTACCCTCGTAATCTGGAAGAGTTTCCATATCTGCTGCAGTAAATTGAGGTGGAGGATCTTGGTTCTCTCCTAAAGCACCAAAGATACCATAGAGCGTTGCAGCTTGTGTGGCTGCTTTAAATGGATCTTTTGCAATCCTGTCCATAATTCCTTTACTAGCAGTTGATAAAAACTTTTTAGAACCTTCACCTCCTCCATAAGCTTGAGAAAGTTTAGTTGCATCTGCCGCCCCTGTCGCAACTTTTCCTTTGCCACCTGTTCCTAAAACTTGTCCAATATCACCAAAAGAACCAATGCCAAGAGCTTTTCCTGCCACTCCTCCCAACATAGCATCTCTTGCAGCTTCACCAATACTTTTCTTTCCAGAGGCTAAAGAAGCAATGCCTGTAAGTAGTCCAACAGGACCAAGAAACCCTAAGATGCCCCCTCCACCTAAAGATCCTAGTATCTTATCTAATCCGAACATTCATCTCTCCTTAATTTTAAACATCTTAGCAGATGTTTCTTTAAATTACTATAGGGTCGTTACGTTGTAACTGTCACAGATCCCACTGACCCTGTACCTACATTCGTTGCGGGATGAGGCTTGTTAGATTCTGTTATCTTAACGAAACCACCATGATTAAATATAGCTCCTACCTCTAATCCTTGATCGTGATTTTTTAAAGTAGTAAACGTCATTTCAGAAGTTCGGCCCTCACCAGGATTTTGTATTTGTGTTAAATACAGAGCAAAAGATTGAACAACTTGGTTCATGTAGTCTTTGGTGTATTGATCTGGTGGAGATGGGAAAAAAGGTAAAGCAAGATTTCTAGCCATTGTCCTTGATCTCCTTATAATCACCCTCAATAAAAGCTTGAGGATATTTCTTCTGTAACTGTTCTAAACGCAAAACAATGTCTTCTCTAGTTAGATCATCGAGAGAATGAACAGTTTCTCTTCTATCTATGGTCAATCCACCCAATGCCGATCTTATTTTTTCAGCGTTGATAGATGCTGAAAACTGCCCTGCTTCTTCTGCACCTTTTGATAGCTCACTCAATCTTTTGAGTTGACCCATGATGGTGACACCATAACGCCTTTCGGTTTCTTGCCTTAATTCTTGTATATACTCTGGAACTTGTGGGTACTTAATACCACTTAATAAATGATGCGCTACTGTATTCGCAACTTTTGGTGAGAAACCTGCTTTTCTTGCACATTCTGCATTGGAATAAATACCTTCTACATAATATTTTGCAAACTCACGTTGTCTATTGGTAAGTTTTCGATCTAAGCGAGTCTCTACTTCTTTCGCTATTTTTTGTTGTTGAACAGTTTGTTTTGCCATTATCGTCTTCCATCTGGTCTTATATCTACTTTTGGAGTTCCTAGTCTCCAAGTAACTTCTTTCTCGGATGAATCTATTTTTAACGAAAAAGATCGCCCTCGCAACCTTAAATTAAGTTCTTCAGTAAATTGTTCAATGACCGAGGTCGAACCCGCCACGGATTGTGTTACGGAACCCGCTTGGTTTTGAGCAAATCCTTTACCGGGAAAGTTTTTAGTAAAGAAAGTTAAATTAGCTTTGGGAGTGCTACTAGTAGAATCTCTAAAGGTAATATCTGGTAATACTTTAGAAAGAAGCAAGAACCTATCTCCCTCTCCTATATCTATCTGACTAGATTGAATATGAGCGGATATAGCACTGGAAGGACTCGTACTGCCATCGTCAAAACCCGTTTCATGATTATACAAATGATAATCAGCCGAAGCAGCTATAGGTAAAGATTTAACGCCTCTGTCCATCCAAACAGTTCTGTTCAAAGAACCAAAATACCATATTTTTTGTTCGTAATTAAAAATAACATATTTATCATTTTCTGTGGCATTAGCAGATGGATAATACCACCATATTTCAGCAAATTCAGAATTTAATCCCGCTACAACTTTTTCTATTTGTTCTGTATTAAAATCACTAAAAACGTGATCTTTTACAGTGCATGGTAATCTCTGTACAGAACCGGAAAAAACATAGAACTCATTTTGACCCATCCAAAACACACTGTTTTCTACAGAAACAGCCGCCAATGGACCCGCAACAGTAATGCCTTCTGCAATAGTAGAAATACCAAAAGTAAAAGGTGGACCAATGAACTGCATAGAGTGTAAGGACACATCTGTAAAAACAAGGATTTGTTGTCTCGTTTCTACAGCCATAATTATTTCAGAACCAGAACCAACTCTAAGTTCTCCCGCAGTGTTTGTTGCTTCCGTTTTCCAATCCGTAAGACTCTCTTGATCAGCAAACCTTATTAACAAAGGATCTTGTGTACCAATACTTGTTTCTCCATCACAACCAAAGACAATAACGTGTCTATCTATATCTGAAACCATAATTTGTTTAGCGACAGTTGGAGCAAGAGTAGAACCCGATAGTGAATTTAATAAAACAGCTCTTGTGTTTGTTCCATTGTCCTTTCTCCAATAACCTATCTCGCCATCTCTAACGTTAATTAATAGATCTTGACCAAAATTATCGTGGCTCCATATTCTCATGGTATCTACTGTAGACACAGTTGTGTTCCAAGTTCCTGCGTTCCAAGGTCCAGCACCCCAACCAAGTGAGGTAAGAGAATCATCCAATCCTACATTCACTTGATATCTACCCACGATACTTGAACCACCAGTTCCAGAATCACTAGAAGTAGAGTAAACCAATGTTCCTGCACCAAACGTTACAACACCATTTGATGTCAAACTTTTTATAGTTGTAGCAGCTGTTCTTGCATTGATATAATAAGTATTGGCGTTACCAACTTCTACGGCAGCTATTTGATACTCTTGATTAAGGACATCTGTGCTACTGTCACCTGCTCCTATCATATTCCCACCTAAAGACGCTGCACCACTGATTGTGACAAAACTATTCACAGTTGCACCATGACTTGTATGAGTAACTTTCAAAGTTGAGGTTCCAACAGCTGCACCAGAACTATGACTAGCCGCCGTTGTTCCATGTACCCCTCTAGTACAAGACAATAAATCATTATTGGTTGTATCAATAGAATCATATTTTATTTCTTCTGATCCTATTTTTACAAATCCACTTGGAGCAAAATTAGTAGTGCTTGCCAAAGATATCGTTCTTGCGGAATCATTAATACTAGCGTTTATTGTCGTGCTTGCAGCGTTTATGGCTGAAATATCACCTGCATCTGTTGTTAATCTAAGAGGTGTAATATCAGAAAAAGTTAAACCTTCTTCAATGTAATATTTGTTACTAGTTCCTACACCTAAATATTTAGTATTGTCCAAGGCCATCCAAGCTTTTAAAGCTCTACATTTACCTAAAAAAGATTCAGTTGAATATTTTACCCAACCTCCTATTTTTTCTGGATAACCAAATCTAAACCTTATTTTATCTGAGTCAAACCAGCCACCCTCATTAGAGGATGAGGTTGTTTCTCTATTAATACCAGGTTTAAACTGTAATCTAGTTAAAGGCATATTATCCTACGTAAGCTTTACCATCTATAATAGCTTTATTAGATGCTGTCATGTCTTCATCACCCCAATCGTCTAATGCAACCATCCCCTCTAAATGAGTGTAGTTACGAGCCACACGTTCTTTTTTTTCTTCAGTGGTAGCATTAGGAATTTTAGATCCATCAATAATATCATTGATTACTTCTACACTATCACTCATTGCAGAATAATGGGTAGATTTTTCCTCATCTGTTCTAGACATTATTTTTCTCCAATTCTAAAATACGATTTTCTAATTGTTTATTTTGTTTTGAAAGATCTTGAATTGCACTAACTAAAACAGGAACAAATTTTCCATAAGACATCTCAAGTTTATCAAGATTTTCTTTCATAACTGCTTGAAGATAATCTTCACAATCATGCTTTTGTTGAATTTGATCTACCTCTTGAGCAATAAATCCTTGACTCTTTATATTATTCATAGAACCATCTCGTCTGTCCCAAGTAAAATTTACAGGGCGAAGATCATTTACAAAGTCTAATCCAATATCAATATCTTTAACATCTTTTTTATCTCTTATATCTGATAGACTACTTATTGTTTGAGTGTTACATCTTAAAGTTGCAACATTAGCATCACCTAAAGTTATTTGATTAGTTGCACTATTAGAAGAGGGGTCTGCGTTATAACCTACACAAGTTAAATTACTACCTGAAGTTATATCATTTCCTGCTTGCCAACCAATAACTGTATTTTTTTCTCCAGTAGCATTTTGAAGAGTTCTAAAACCAATAGCTACATTATATTCGTTTGTTGCATTAGCACCAGAATTACCTCCTATATAAACATTATCACTTATATTACCAGTTTGTCCTCCTCCTGCATTATAACCAATACAAACATTAGATGATCCAGACATAGCAGTGCTAGAACTTCCTAGCAAAGCACGATACCCTACAGCTACATTTTGCGCTCCAGAAACATATCTCATTGCTTCAAATCCAATAGCTACATTATCATCTCCAGATGTTAAATTAGTACTTAAAGCTCCTCTACCTACAGCTACATTATTATCTCCTGTAGTAGGACCATGAGCTTCTTGTCCAACTAAAACATTATAATGTCCTGTGGTTATTTTAGATCCTGCACTAGCTCCAACAGCCGTATTACTGTCTCCTGTAGTAATAGCAGACAACGCATTAAAACCAACAGCTGCACACTGTTGAACATCTGAAGTGTCAGTATTAAAAACTCCCTCTAACGCGCCATGACCACATGATGTATTTTGTCCACCAAGTATGTATCTACCAGAACGAGTTCCAACAAAAACTTGTTGTCTTCCAGTAATGTTAGTAGCACCTGCATATGTTCCTACTCCCACATTTCCATTGTGACCATCTCCAGAGGTAGCTTGATTAGTGTTACCTAATGCACCTAATCCTACAGCTACGTGTTGTGAATCTGTTGTAGCAGATTGTAAAGCTTGATACCCTACGGCAACATTTAGGTCTCCTGAAGTTATTGCAGTACCTGCTTCTTGTCCAAAAGCAACATTTCTGACAGCATCACTTGTAATATTAGCTAATGAACTTCCTCCAATATGTACGTTTTCAGTTCCAATGCCACTAAGACCTGTTGCCGTAACGGTTTGACTATCTACGTAAGCTTTTATTGCTTTTGCTGTTGCTAAAGTATCATGACTACTACTTACAGATGAAATATCTTGATCTACGCTAGTTATGGTGGTTGTGCCATCGGTCAAGGATCCAAAAGAAATTGTACCTGTTGTTGTAATATTACTACTTCCATTGTCAATTGCTCCAAAGCCAGAAGATATACTACCACCTCCCAACGCACCTACAGAAGTTATGTTTGTCTGTGCAGCTGTAGCTAATGTGCCTATAATCGTACCACCAGATACGTTAATACCTGCACTGAATACGGGTATCTGGTTCATGGTCACTACACCATTGCTATCAATATCAATAGCATCTGTATCTCCTACAGAACCAATATTTCCATCATTAGGTATAATAAGATTACCACCTAAAGTTGTTAGTCCACCAGTTACCACCGTACCTGCGAGAGTTACATTCGCTCCACTAAAGGTAGCTGCCGTTGTGGTTCCTGATTTAATGATTAAATTACCACTTGAATTATTTAAGGATCCAAAAGTAGCTGTATCATCTTTTAAAAAGATAATTCCATCATCTGAGTTAAGAACAATATCCCCTGCTACATCGAGTGTTAGATCTCCAGAAGATAAGTCTATTTCTGTACCATCAATTGTTATATTATCTATAGATACACCAGCATTGGCTGTTACTGCCCCTGTAGAGGTCAGAGTACCACCCACTGTGGTATTCCCTGCTACTGCAAAGGTTCCTGCTACATCTAAATCAGTAAATAAATCAAATACCGCACCGCTTGTGCCACCACCATCTGTAGCAATAACTTTTACAGAACCATTTGGAATATTTACTGTAGCTCCACTACCTTGTTTAATAGTTATAATTTGACTACCACTTGTAGCATTCTCAATAATCCAAACCTTACTAACAGCATTTGGAGCAAGGGTAACAACTCTTGTCGTAGTTAAATCTGCACTAGAGGTTATTTTTAAATATAAAGAACGTACCTCATCACTAACAGCGTCTGACATTGTAATCGTTGTATTAGCATCGCCCATTGTTTCAGTTCCATAACTGAAAGCTTCCGCTATGAGAGATAAGTTCGTATTTGTAGCTGTACCCCATGTACCAGAACGTTCTCCAGAACCTATTTCTTCTAATCTTAGATCATTAACAAATGTACTCATTTTCTATCCTATGCTTCTTGTTGGTCCCAAGATGGACTATGACTCGGAGTTACTGAAGAGTAACTTGGTGTTTGACTTGGTGTGACATTACTAAAACTTGGTGTTTGACTTGGTGTGACATTACTAAAACTTGGTGTTTGACTTGGTACAACTTCACTATAACTCGGATCTTGTGTAATTTCAAGATTGCCCCACACAAGAACTCTACCGATTTCCATTGTGCCTTGGACACCTACATTTGTTGTCTGAATACCCGCACCATTTAAACTTGCAACTAAAGCTCCAAATAAAGAACGGTTAGCCGTATTTTGCGCTGCAGTATCTGATACTGAATCTGTTTCTGAAAAAGAAAGGACAGAACTTAAATCATCAATTAAATCGTCTGAAGCTTGACTTTGAAAAAGAACATTGCCCGCAACAGAAGCAGCGGCAAAACTAGCATTGGCTGCTGCTTGATTTTCTACTGCAAGTTCTGCAATAGCTGATTCAATTTTTGAAAACGTTATTTCTAAACCATCTGCTCCTAACACAGGAGCCGATCCTGTTCCCGTAAAACCTTCTGTTCCTAGCACAAAAATACTTGAACTAGTGTTTATTGTATAATCACTTGCAAAAGTTGATCCAGTGCCACTTACACCCGTTGGTGTAAAGAATAAATCAATAGCATCAGTTGCAAAAGATGTTTCTGAAAGTGAGTGATGACCAAACATTATTCTTTCTTATTTAATGACTCTATTAGTTTATTAGTAAAGAAGTTTAACGCTACTTGTTGTTGATCTAAATGAAACTTAGCCTGGTTTGCTTTAGTTTGTAGATCTCGTATTTGAGCTATGAGGTATCTTTGCTCTTCACTCATGTCAGTAGGATTATACTCTTTTCCATCTATATTAATAATATTTTGTGCTTCTTCAGTCATTCTAACCTCCTTCTAATTTAGCTATTCTTGCTTCAAGTTCTTGTATTGTTTTTACTAATAATGGTACTAATTTACTATGGTCTATGCTTTGATATTCTGCATTACCCTTATCGTTTACTTTATCTTTTTCACCTATTACACAATTAGATACAACAGATTGTGCTTCATGTGCTAAAAAACCTGTAATAGTATTATCTGTATCTGTTTTAAAATTAAACTTACAAGGCTTTAATTGTTTGATCGTACTAGTTGCATCCCAATCATAATTAACATTTTCTTTTAAACGATAATCAGAAGAAGTATTAAAAGCTGTAGCAGTACTTGTCATTGAAATAGAACCTACATTAGTTCCATCTCCATTAACAATGTACATAGGATACCTAGTTCCTGTATTATCATTTGCTTGAAACCCATAACCAGTATAATTTTCTCTAGCATTATCAATAATCATACCATTATTTTGATTTTCAGCATTAATAAAAAATTTAGAAGCACCAAATACATTTGTAGTGTTAGCAGTAGCTTTAATCATTAAAGCATAACCATTCATATTCATTACATTATATGGAGCAGAACCCGGACCAACATCATCTGGTTTACAATAAAACTTCATTATTGTTCCTGCAACAGTTCCACTATGAGCTTGTGTAGTAACTGCTGTAATTTTAGCTTCAGCACTAGCTAGACTATTACTTGCTTCAGCGTTACTATTCCAAGCATAACTTCCTAATTCTTCTCCATTTGAGGGATTACCACTATCTGCTAGTCTCGTTAGATTAACACCATGATTATCTTCATCTGCTGTTATTGTTAAACCTACTGGTGGGGATACTGAAGTTCCTATAGATACGTCACCTGCAGAACTTATCCTCATGCGTTCTGATCCATTAGTTTGAAACATCATATAGTTAGAACCATGATTATATCTTATAAATCCTACATACTCGGCTGTACCTGAAGTAGCATCAGAAAAATAAATATTTCCATGATTACTTGTTCCTGATCTTATAGTTATACTTGCTTCTGTACCATGAGATACAGTTAACTCTGTGCCTGAATCATTTCCTATTCCCGGTGTATCGCTACCAATAGCTACACTACCTGTAGCAAATACTCTTATACGTTCACTACCTCCAGTAGCAAATGCAAGTGTGTTTGCAGCAGCTCTAAACATTCCAGTGTCTGCATCACTATAGAAAGTGTGTGTTGGTGCAGATTCTGATCCGTTTGTTGGTCCAATTGCACCACTTACACTTAGCTTAACAGCACTGTCTGGTGTCATGGCAATACCTACATTACCAGAACTATCTATCCTCATGCGTTCAGTAGGACTAGCTGCACCATCAGCAGTTGTTGAGAAAACAAGTCTTGTAGGCATATCATTTTCACCCGGTGTGCCATCTACTACTGCTTGTATTGTAGCACCATAAGTATCAAGGTTTGTACCATCATCACCAATAAAGGTAATACCACCAAGAGTGTCACCATTTGCGACTATTGAATAATTATCTGGAGTTGTACTTTTACTTTTAGAAAGTATTAAGGCTGGTCCATAAACACCACTATCTCTTCTAGTTATAGCAGCCATTCCATCAAATCCAGAACCAATAACTTGAAAAGCAGGTTTACTACCTGATATGGTAGTGTCTGGTGCGTTTTGTCCTATAACTAAAACATCGTTACCACCATCTACAAATAACATATTAGCATTACCACCACTCTCAATACGAAAGTCTAGGTCTGCACTAGCGTCATTTATAACGCCACCACTTTGTAGATTAGCAATGTCTCTGGCTCTACTCATATTAAAATCCTTTTAAATTACCAAGGCTTTCCACTACCATGTGTGGGCGTTTTTGATAGATTTATCTGATTTTGTACTGAATCCTCGTAAGCCTTAACTTGATCATCACCCATAATAGCTTTACACCAAGTTACACAATTATCATGTGTTACTTTTGCGTATTCTATAAACGTACCTGAGGGTTCTGGTATAGCTATTGAACCATAAACTCTACCACTATGCGTTACAGTTTCACCATCAGTTGTTACATCCTCACTATCTGTGCATTCCCAATGTAATGTAGTTATTTGATTATCACCTTTTGACCCTTTGATGTCATATTGAGTGCTTGTTATTGTCCACGTTGCTGCCATGTTTAAGCTCCTTCTAATTTAGCTACTTTATCTTCTAATGTTTCTATTCTTGTCATTGCTTCTTGCAAGGCTTTAACTGCCTTCATATAAAGAACAGAATAACTTACATTTTTTACATTTTCTTTTATTTCTTTAACTTCACCTATTTGTTTAGTTGATGGAGTTTTAATATCTCCTACTTCTTTATCACCACTTTTTACTTCTTCATCATCACTTGTATATAAAACAGCATCTTGAGTTTCAGCATCATCTTTAGTATACAATGTTCCAAACTCTGCACTGTGCTTTATATCACTAGCAGAAGGTGAGCTTTCTTTGATAAGTTTAGGACTTACTGTTTCTATCTCTTGTGCAATGACACCAATTTGTGTCCAAGCTTTATCACCATATTGGTCAACATCATCTTTCTTTTTAAAATTTCTAACTTTAATTGATTTAATATCATCCCATTGAGAATTAGCATCTACAATATCTTGTTTAATTCTTTCATCAGAAATAGAACCATAACTGTTATCGTGATTTTGTACGTCACCATCAGCCGTTATTTGTAATCTTGTTGTTGAATTATCTGAACAAGCTAAAAATTGATTTGTATTATTATCTGGTGCGCCTCCTGTAAACTGTATAAATTGACCATAAGGATTTGCATTAGAATTTCGTGCTTCTAAAGCATATGCAACAGCAGTACCAAAACATATAAGTTTTCCATTACCATCAATAGTAGCTGCTTCTACATCTGTAGAACCACCACCTCCTCCTGCACGAAAAGAAATTTTTCCATCTCCAGAACTAGCACCATAAGCTCTGATCTTAAATAAATTACCAGAATATTCTAAAGCTCCAGCATTTGTTTGATGTGCAACAATTGCACCACGAAATAATATTGGACCAGTAACGTCTAAACTAGTTTCACCACTTCCACCAAATTGAGGTGAATCTGTTCCTATGCCTACACGACCATCACCCATTATGGACACTCTCTTATTTGCAGTGCCGTCTGTATTCCCATTAGAAACATAAAAATCAATGCGACTGTCGGTTGATCCAGAAGAAAAGTAAGTGCCTATAGCACTTTGTCTTCCACTTTGATCCATTGTAATTACTTTATTATCAGGTGCGCCACTTATGTGAAGTAGTGTGTCAGGACTGGTTTCTCCAATACCAACATTACCGCTGCTGTCAATCCTCATGCGTTCTGTGTTGGTTTCACTTGAACCTGAATCACGAGTAGAAAAAGCTAAGTATAGACCTTGTTGATTTGACCCAAAATTTCCTGAAGCTTTAGCCTCTATACTTGCGCCAATACCTGTTCCCCCTTCACTCGCATCATTTGTATTAAACTCAAGACCACCAATGCTTGTATTAGCAGATAAAGAAGTGGAAGAATTATTTATGCGTATTTTAGGGTCAGATGAAGAACTTATTTCCATTAATTGACTAGGACTACCTGTGCCAATACCAACATTACCAGAGGTATCTATCCTCATTTTTTCACTGTTATTAGTTAAAAACATTAAAGGATGATTTGTTGCTCCTTGTATAGCTGGCCCAGTGCTATTGTAATTTGATCTTAGATAAAGTTGTGTAGTGCCTGAATTTTCCGTAATATAAGCATAACCACTAACAGTAACACCACTAGATGTTGTTTCTATTTTTTTAGAATTATTGTGATAAAGTTCTACTGCACCACCATTTGAACAAAAAACATAGTCGTGAGAGTTATCTGCATTTTTAAGTTCAAGATTATTTGCTTGTATTCTTAAATTACCAGTACCATTGTCTTGTATTATACTTCTGCTTCCATCATGTTGAATAATTAAATCACTTCCTGCACCAAAAACAGCTTTGGCATTATCTCCAAACTCTAGGGCATTATCGGACTTATCCCAAACAGCATTGTAGTTTGCACCAGTGAAGGTTACGTCACCATCATGTGTAGCACCATCAGTTGTTACTACTCCATCTACATTAAGTGTACTATCAAAATCTACTGCACCTGTTACATTAAACGTACCATTGTTTACTTTAACATTACCCTCTAGTGTGCCACCAAATAAACTAAAGGTATCATACACCACAATATCAACAACATCACTTGCTACAGTTCCACTACTAAGTGTTACCTGATTTGCCGTAGTAGTATTATAATCAACACCTGCTTTAAGCATAACACCATTAAGGTATACATCTACGTAATTACCATCGGTAAAAGAAAGAGTAAGATTATTAGCATCAACACCATTAATAGCAGTTGTACCTGCATTAGGGGTAAACTGAAATCTGGTCCTTACGCCTTGTGATGGTGATTTGCCTAAGTATGGCATTTATCCTCCTTCTAATTTAGCTATTCTTGCTTCTAATGTTTCTATTTTTTCATTTGCTTCTTGCAATGCTTTAATCATAGGTGCAATTAATTCTGTATACCTAAGGCCATAACGATAATTACTACCATCTTGATTTTCACTAATATCACCTTTAATTAAACCTGCAAAATCAGTGTTTGATTTACTTATGTCAGATAATACAGTTTCAACATCTTGAGCAATTAATCCATAATGAGTTCTAGTTTTATTATTAAATTTATAACTTTTTGGAGAAAGTCTTTTAATAAAATCTAAACCTAAATCACTGTCTACTATAGTATTTTTTTCTTTTTCATCTGACGTTTGAATTGTTCCATTAGTTGCATAAATATCATCAAAACGTACAGTATTATAACCTAAATCAATAGCATCATCACGATTAGAAAGACTTGAATTATTATAGGGTAATAACGCATCAAGAGAGGGAACAAGCTTTAATCCAGTGTCACCTGATCCAATTGAAATAGTATCTGCTTCTGTTACAATATTTCCTACCTCACTGCCATCTTTGTAAAAAGTAGCAAGACTGCCATTAGAAGTTTTCCTATTAATTAATAAAACATTCTGATTATCTGCCGTAGCAACAATTCTACCATCATTTAAAAGCTCTGATCCAACAGTAGCTAATGCTGAACTAGTTTTTGCAACAAAAACATGACCAGAGCTATCAATCCTCATTTTTTCATTATTAGAAATTTTAAAACGAATAGTATTACCATCAAGTAGTAAATGTCCATAAGCTGTATTTGCGTCATTAATAGCAACAATTTCTGGATCACCACCACTATCTATAAATAAAACTCTTGAATCTGAGCCACATTTAACATCAAAAAAAGCATGAGGATTAGTTGATCTAATACCAACTCTATTATTAGCTGCATCTACGTAAAAAGTATCAGTATCTATTGCTACTTCTCCACCTGACCCTATCCTCATGCGTTCTGCATCAGCAGTTTCATCATAAATGTTTAAATATGTACCTCCATTTCCAATTGAAAATTTTCTTGCGTCACTACCAGTTTTTTCCAACCCAAAACGGCTAACAGTACCATCAGAAATATATAAATTAGTTCCATTTGTAGGTGCTATATCTGAACTTGTTCCTATAAAAATATCACCATCAGAATCTATCCTCATTTTTTCACTATAAGTTTCACTTGATGGATCAGACAAAGAGCTTGCATCAGATTGTGAAAATATTAAACTTTGTGAACTAGCATAAGAAATAGAACCTGCTGTGCCACTTTTCTTAACAAACCCTACAAACGACCCATAAGGAGCTATAACAGTGTTATCAACAGATGTTGTAATGTTCCCACCAAAAGTAGCAGTAGAATTAAAAGTAGCTGCTCCTGCCGTTGATATAATTAAAGGAGTTGAATTTGCAGTATAATTATGAATTAAAAAAGCATTATCTGAGTTTCTTACTTGTGTAGACCATATCTGAGCAGTGCTATTCGTTTTATTAAAAACAGCACCTACATTAACAGAAGAACCATCTCCTTGTATATTTAACATATTACTATCAGTAACAGTTGATCCACCAATCGTAGCATTACCACTTATATCTGCATTACCATTTATATCTATTGTTGTTGCATTTATCTCAATCTCTGTATCAGAAACTAAATCTAAAACACCATCAGCAGATTGGTGTATGTATGTACCACTATCACCAAATTGAAATTGATTTGTTGAGTTTAATAATAATCCAGTATTATGTACATGAGTCAGTGTAACATCATCATCAGCACCAAATTTAATAGTAGTGCTATCAGACGTTAGATCTAAATCAGAGGTGGCGTTTAATCTAATATCTTTTTTGGCATCAATACCAATGTAGGCCATTATGTGATCTCCATAACACTAAGAGTTGCGTCTATTTTAGCAGCAACAGAACAATCTATCTTCATAACATCAGTGCCTTGCAATACAACTTTATTACCAGCTAAAACTTCTAAAGAACTTCCTACTGGTATAGGAACATCACTTAGTAATTTTACATTTTCATTAGATTCAGTATCACTTGTATTAGACTCTAAATGCACACTAACAGTAACTTGAGAGGTATGAACATTACAAAGAATCAATCCTAAAACAACAGCTTTTGTGTTCGTATCTGTTCCTGGACAAGTATATAATGTCAAAGGTGTACCAGATGAAGCAGGCATGGCTGCGTTTGTTTTTACCTTAAATGTATTTGCCATATCTTACCCCAATGCGATTGCTAATGCTGTTGCATCGTCTGCCGATGCTGCAACTGTGTATGTTTTTAAATCTGATGCTGCTATCTGTTTCATAGTTCCATTATCATTTACAATAAATCGATCAGCGTCTGCTATAGTTATAGAAGAACTTGCAGATGTGTCTCCATCAAGTAAGTTTAACTCTGAGGTTGTTGAAGTTACACCATCAAGTATATTCAATTCAGAAGTAGTAGCAGTTACTCCATCAAGTATATTCAATTCAGAAGTAGTAGCAGTTACTCCATCAAGTATATTTAATTCAGCAGCTGTAGCACTAACTGCGGTGGATCCAATAGTTATACCAGAAGCGGTTAAAGCACCTATAATTAAATTAGCAGCTGCATATCCAGTAGCACTTGTATTTACTGTTGTAGATGGTTCTGTTTGAGTATCACAAAATAATCTAAAAGTATTGTCAGTTGAAGCATCATAAAAAATACCTGCATATTTTGTTGTGCTAGATTCTACGTATTTACCTGCCAAACCAAAATCTGTGTTATTAGCACTATTGTTATTAGATAATATATTAAAGTTATCGTTTGTGGTTACAGCGCCTGTTTGTGTGGTCGTACCAGATACAGTTAAGTTTCCTGAAACTGTAAGATTGTTGCTTACTGTAACATCATTAGGTAAACCAACTGTTATCGTTCCAGAACTCTCTGCAACATCAACTTCATTACTCGTTCCAGAAAATGTTATTGTGCCACCTAACGCAGTGGCAGTTGTATTAGAACCATCTGATACTGTAATTGAACTATTAGCTAGTTTAGAATTAGCGATAGAACCTGCGAGTTGTGCATTTGTAATTGTACCAGACAAACTACTTGTTGGATAATTTGTTGCGTCAGATAAATCAAAAGCAGGTGTCGCATCAGAAGCACCTAAAGCTAAAGATATTCCTCCAAAACTTACAGAAGAATTTGCTAGTTTAGAATTAGCTATTGATCCTGCAAGTTGTGTATTTGTAATACCACTAGACTTAATCGTAACTGCACCAGAACTTACACTAAAATCATCTGAAGAAAATGAAGCCAATCCTTTTGCGCTTGTAGATGCATCAGCAATAACTAAATCAATCGTACCATCATCATCTTGATAATCAACTGTAATACCTGTTTCTGTGTTGGAGCTAAACATGGCTCCTATAAGGTCTTGTATTTGTTCTGTTGTTTGAACATCGGAGGTTAATGCAATTGTTCCAGTAGTAGCAGGCATTGTTAGAGTAATGTTACCACTAAAAGCCGAATGTGCGGGTGCTTGTAATCTTGCGTAGTGAGCATTTGATGACTCACAATAAAAATCTACATAAGACTGAGTACCACCATTTTTTATTGAAATTGCACCTTGTGATATACTTACACCACTAGCTCCACCAAAAGTTGCAGTGCCAGTAATCGCAGGACTTGCTATTGTTGTGGATGCACCACTAATTGTAGGACTTGTAAGTGTTTTATTTGTAAGAGTATCTGTAGTTGTTTTACCTACTAAAGTGTCGGTTGTTGCAGGTAAGGTAAGAGTAATGTTACCACTGAAAGCTGAATGAGCTGGTGCTTGAAGCCTTGCATAGTGAGCGTTACTTGATTCGCAGTAGAAATCTACATAGGATTGAGTACCACCATTTTTTATAGATACTGCACCTTGAGATATGCTTACTCCACTAGAACCACCAAATGTAGCTGTTCCAGTTATGGCAGGACTTGAAATAGTAGGACTTGTTAATGTCTTATTAGTTAATGTATCTGTCGTTGTTTTTCCCACAAGTGTATCTGTCGTTGCAGGAAGAGTAATTGTAACATTTCCAGAAAAAGCAGAGTGTGCTGGTGCTTGTAGTCTAGCATAATGTGCATTGCTTGATTCACAGTAAAAATCAATACGAGATTGTGACCCTGCATTTTTAAGAGATATCGCTCCACCAGTAAGTTCTACATGATTATTAGCATCAAGAAACACAGATTTCTCTGCAGGATACGTCATAAACACTTGTTTAGTGCCTGTACCTAAATTTACCGCACTACCGGAGTTAGAGCTTTCTAATATAGTGGTTCTAGTGAGAGTAGTTCCACTTGATGCAAAGGTTCCTAAACCAACTTCAAATTCATTATTAGTATCGTCAATAATAGCATAGTAAGTGGTATCAGCATTAGAAAGGACAGAAGTAAAAGTTTGAAAGTTACTAACAGCACCAGCAAGAGTTATTGCTCCTGTACCCGTTGTTGTTGTAGTTTCCTTTACTCTATCTTTTAAAACTAAGGCCATTACGCAATCCTTATGATCGCATTACTCGCATCTGCCGTTGGAAAAACAATTGTAAAATCACCGCTACTAGCCGCTTTGTCTGCACCAAAATCTAATACAGCAACTGCAGGATCACCAGAAGCAGTGTCGTTAAATATCAAAGCTCCTCTTACGTTAGATATGGTAACACTTGAAAAAGTTTCGTCAGCAAAATCAACAATAGCCGTTGTTCCACTTGAAGTTGGAGTTACTGGATTAAGTGCTTGACCTTTAGCAGTGTAATTAGTTCCACTTATTTCATTACTAGTAGTGTAGGCCGTAGTTGAAGCATTAAAACTAGCGTTATTATCATATAAAGCTATGTTAAAGGTATTACCACCAGAAGAACTAAAATTATGAACTCCTTTTAACAATTCTACTTTAAAAGATGTGCATAAAAAATTATTAGTAAAAGCCATTATAATCTCCTTATATACTCTGCCAATTTTATATTACCAGAATCTTTAATAGCATTATATACAGTAGTTCTATCACTTTTAATAGCCTCTTTCATATAATGAGCAATTACTTTTTCTAAACTATTTTTATATTCTCTAGCTTGTTCTTGAATCGCAGGATGTGCTGAATCAGATATAGATATAATTTTGTCTACACATCTTTTTGCTACCTCCTCTGGTGTAAATCCTCTATTGTCTATTGTTTTAATACCAACAGAAAAATCTTTTGACATATTCAAAGCATCTGTAATCATGTTTTTTGCCTTCTAATTAAACCAGTTCTATAGGTATCAGAAACTTCATTAGCTTCACCAAGACTTTTTACTCTCGATAACGCTTCAGTAAACTTAGAATTATATGCACTAAGAACATCTTGTTCACCTTTCATGTATATATAGGCTTCAACTAAAGAACCATACAAAAGAGCCACTTCTGCATTTTCACTAATCCAAGTAGTGCCACTATCCGCTCCTGCAGTTAAACTTCCCC